AATTCCTTTCAATTCATCAAACATTTTTTCAAAGATATCTTGGTTTTCTTTCTTATCTTCTTTTTCTTTTTTATCTACTCTATCTTTAGATTCAATCCCTAAAGCCTTCTTAAAAGACGCTTTTGCTAGTGTCTTAATAAACGCACCAAACAAATTCTCACTTTCCTTCTTAGTTTCTGCTGGAGTATCTACTTTTGATTCTGCAGGAGATTGATCTAAACTTGCTAATTCTGGAACTGCATTTGAGGATTGGCTGGGTGTAACGTTTCTAACTGCTGGTCTAGCTAGGGCAGCCATAAGAATAGCTGCAGCAGCTACCTTCTTAGCTTTAGTTGTTGCTGAATCTATACTAGTCTGAAGCAGTTCTTGAGCTAACATTTATATTGGTCTTCTTATAATTGGTTTAGTTACTACTTCTTTCTCTTTAGGTGGTTCTGGTGATGGTTGTTGCAATGATATTCCAGCAATCTTTTCTCTTCCTCTAGAATAGGCTGTAATTCCTAATATTGCACCCATTGCTAGGTGATACAATCCTGCACCTTGTAATGTAATTGGTTCCCAAGGTGTTGGTTTATTAGTAGTAACAGCAGTAAGAATTGCCCACATTACAGGAAACACTATAAAATCCATCGTACATGTCACCATATACACCCAACCCATCATAGGTCGCCATTTTCTATTAATCCAATCTTCTTTATCCATCACATAGCCTCACGTTGTTTTCTCACAATAGCATCTTTTTCAATCTTTTCTTTAATAGAGTTTGTTAATAATGCCAAATAAACATCTCTTTCCCATGGTAGCATATTCTCTAATTCTGTGAGAGAATATCTATATTGATGTATCAATGTAAAATTTGTTTGATAATAATTTTCTAAGCCTTCATGGGCAAGGCTCAGACGAAAAAATTTTGTAATCCTTCTAATTTTAAATCATTGTGCTTACCACATTTATCACAATCAGCTATAACTTGTTGTACTACCTTAGGCATCGTTGTATAGAATTGTTCTAGCTTAGAGAACTGGTCTTTTGTAAGACTTAGTAAAAACTCTTCCTTTTCTTGATCCGTATATTCATCAACATTGTATACCTCATCCTCTTTTGTAATCGTTTTTAAATTATTAGCAATTATTTTAAACAATAAATCTACATCATTATATTCATTTAGTTTAACCATATCATCAAAAGAGGGGTATTGCATTTCTACAACTAAGTTACCCATTCTAATTTTATTTGTATGAGCTGAATCTTTTATTACTTGAACATTATTTAAATTTACTTTGGTGGGAATTTCGTTACCACAACTACAAGTAACAATAAGATCTAAATTTTCACCAATAGATTTAGATCTTAAGTTGACAAACAAGTATTCAATATCAAAATGAGGTAGTTGTTTTACCTTTAATTTATTATATGTACAAACATCAACTAACTCTCTTACCACTCTAGAAACTTCTTCTGGAGAACTTTCTTTGAGTGTCATTAAAATTTTATATTCCTTAACTAAAAATGGCCTATATTTTACTTTTTTATTTGTTGACGGTAGCACTAATTCGTAAGTTGGTGCTTCAAGCACAGGTAATCCCATAAGCAACCTCATGATGTTATATTATAATACTAATGTACTTCCAGCTGAATACTCTTCCAATGGAGACCATCTTCTATATGTAAAAGTTACTGTACAACGATGAAATGTATCTCTCATAGAATGATTTAATTCAATCATATTAACACTTCTAGGAAAAGCTTCTACTAGTTCTATTCCATATACTGGATTTCCAGCATTATCTAGCTGATAAACTTTTATAACCGTTTTATAATTATCATTTAAATTTACTGTGAAATCATTAAAGTTGACAATCGATGTTATCCATGCATCGAAAAACTTTTTTTGAGTCATTTGCTGGTCAACAAGGAATGTAAATGACAACCCTTCACCACCAAATTCAATAGAATGAGGTCTATGGTGAGCTGGACCAAATATTCTTAAAGGTCTAATTCCTACACTAACCTGAGGAAGAGTAGTTCCCTCACACATTAAACTAAGGTCTTCCTTTGTATTCCATGGCTGGCCAGCCAGACTGGAAGGAGGAGTGATGATTACTTCAAAGTTATTAGCACGAGCTAATCCCTTTTTAAGTACGTGTTGTTTAAAGTTTTCTACGCTAAATTGCATTACACCATCCTAGCAGAGTCTCTCCAGACTTGGTTCTTGTTTGCGGATTCAAACCTCTCAATTGGTAACATAGACATAATGATCCAATCATTTGGATCAACCTTTAAAAATCTTGATTGAACATGATCGTTTAAGTAACGTTTTACACATGGCATTACTGGTTTAAGCTTTGCTGCTGATGTAAGTAGCTTCCAAGATAATGCAAGTCTTCTATCCTCATTCTGTCCAACAGAGTATTCAGTCAATGCACCCATTAACCTTAATCTTAAACCATAGTTAAGATAATGCAAGTTGATTCCATAAAATCCACCTTTTGCTTTCTTAAATGGAAATATGAGTGGAAATGTATCATAGTATGGAAGAGTTTCTTTAGTCTTTGGATCATACATAAACAAGTACATTGATCCAACGAGAACTCTATTTTCTAGTTGGTTTGTTGCTTTTAGATAAGTTTCAGGTCTTTGTGTACCAAGTTTTCTAATCTGATCTTGATACCATTGCGCAGATCTTTTCTGATCTAATGCAGATACCCTGATTTTATCTAGTTTTTTAAATGGATTTGCTGTAGCCATCTTAATATTTATCTCACTTTATACCAAGCTCTTTTTCTGTTAAAACAAGGAACTTCCATCCTCTATCCTCACAAAATTCATTTGCTGACTTCCATTTCGCAGTATTAACTCCATATGTAAACACTTCATCAATAAATCTTTTTGTTTTCTTTTGAGGAATAGGAGGAGGCTTAGTTTGGCTTTCTGGTTTGATTTCTATTAAGTATTTTTGAACCTGGCCAGCTGTATTCTTAACTTTGATATAAAAGTCTACAAAGTACCTATGTATTCTCTTATCAACTGGTGAGACGTAAGGAATTACTGCAATCTCCGATCCCCATTCAATAATAGACGGATTAGAATCGCACCATTTCATAAACCTCAATTCCCAAGAACTTCTAAAGATGATGTCATTACTATCACCTACATACTTCGAAATATTAGTTGGTCTGAATTTACCTTTGTAGAACTGTTTAGCCATGGGTATAAATATTCTCATCTCTAATACTTACTATTTATAAATAGGCACCCTACCTCATGGAACAAACCATATCACCAGATCGTGCTCACGAGCTCTATGTCAGGGACCAACAGGCCAATCTTATAGACCCAGCTCTAAATCCTACCTATAAGACTAATAGGTATGCTATTGGTAATTTAAAATATCCTGGTGACTTAGGTCAATTAGAAAATCAACAATTTGTTGCTTTTTATATTAATGTTAGAGGCAAATCTGAATTCAATAAAGAAAATAGGATCGGTGTTGTAGAAAATGTAAATCGAGCAAAATTTACTTCTGATGAGTTAGGTGCTGCAAAAACAGGAGTATTTAGTGTTGGTGGAGCTGTAGGTGGTCGTGCTTTAGCAGGTGCTATCAACAGTACTGTATCTAATGATCCAAGATTCAACAACGAAAAAGTACAAGGCGTTGTTAATGCAGCTGGTACAATTGGTGGAGGTGCAGCAGGCCTTGCGCTATCTCAAGCCGATATTTTTAAAGCTGATAAAAGTGAGAGAATAAGTGACGTGATTACACTGTACGTCGATGCTCCTCCTATGGTAAAATATTCTGCAAAATATGCTAACACTGAATTAGGTGTATTAACTGGATTACTAGCACAAGGTGGAATGGCTTTAAAGGATATAGTTACTGGTGACGTTCAAGCGTTAATTAATCGTGGTGGTGCCCTTGGTGAAGGAATAGGTGCTGCAATATTATCACTAGCTAAACTGCCATCTGCATTTGGAATAAAAGCATCTGAAACTATTCAAGCAGCAGCAAAAGTGACTACTAATCCATTTAGGGAAGTATTGTTTGAAATGATGGATTTTAGAACATTTGGTTTCAAATATAAGTTTATGCCAAGAAATGATGCAGAATTAAATTCTGTAAAGAACATTATTAACACATTTAAATTCCACATGCATCCAGAATTATCTGAGAATAGATTCTTTTTAATATATCCAGCAGAATTTAAGATTGTTTATTATATGAGAAATAGTGTTAATAATTTTGTTCATAAAATAGGCACTTGTGCTTTAACTGACATGTCTATAGAATACGGAAGTGGAGATTATACAACGTTTAGTGATGGAAGACCAACTGAAATAAACCTTTCTCTAACGTTCCAGGAAACAGAAATGTTAACCAAAGAACAAATTTTAGCTGGTTACTAATATGTACTTTATAAACTTTCCTAAAACTTACTATTCGTTAGATGACCGTGCTTCTGTTAATATTGTTACAGATATTCTTAGAAGAATTGTTATTGATGAAAAGGTACTCAATAATACAGTTCTTTTTGATGAATATGATGTTAAAGAAGGTGAAGATTTAGAAATAATTTCTGATAGGTTCTATAATGATCCTAGTTTATATTGGCTAGTTGCACTTTGCAACGATATCTTTGATCCTAGATTTGATTTGCCATTAGGGTATAATGAATTTGAGAAATACATAAAAGGAAAGTATTCATCTAACCTTTATTTAACTACAAGTGTTGCTAACTCATTTTATTTAAATGAAGTAATTACTGGTAGTGAATCAGGAGCTACTGCAAAAGTTTCAGCTAATACGTATGCAGCATCTACTTTACAATACATTAAACTAGAAGGCACATTTGAGACTAGCGAAACAATAACAGGATACTTGAGTAATAGCACAGCAACAGTTACATCCAGTAATCCACATTATTATGATACAAGGTATAATGTAAAACAATATGAACTTGGAAATAATATTGTAGTTACTCAAACAACATATAATGCTTCATCAGATACTAAAAAGAGAGAAGTAACTAATTATCTTTATGAGCAAGAGTTAAACGAAAGTAAGCGTAGAATAAAAATTCTTAAACCACAATATGTTTCATTAATTGTGGAAGAATTTAATAGGTTAGTTAATCGATGAGTGAAATTAAAATACAAAGACCAGGTTCTGTAGATTTAAGATCGCTCTATCTTTGTTCTCCAAAATCTCAACCTGCAATCGATCTAACTCCTTTTTTGATAGAATTTGGATTATATGAAGATATCTTTAATAATGCACTTACTGGATATGTTGTACTTTCCGATAGCAGAAACTTAATTTCATCACTTCCTATTTTATGTGAAGAATTTATCTATGTAAATTATATTACTCCAACATTACCTGAAGATCAGAGAATAGAAAAAGCATTTAGAGTGTTTTCTGTTACTGATAGAAAAATAGTAAGAGATACTAATACTCAAGTATACACTCTAAACTTTTGTTCTTTAGAACTGATGCACGATTCTTTCTCAAGAGTTTACGATAAGTTTGAAAATGAATATCTATCAGCTTCTGCAGGACAAGTTTTTAGTGAATATATCAGCACTAATTCTAAAATTGCTTTAGATGAAAATTCAAATTGGAGGTGGACAGAAGAAAAGTCTAAGTTAATTCTATCAGGAATAACATTAAACGGTGGAAAGTTTATTTCTCCAGGTTGGTCTCCCTTTAAACTAATGAATTGGATTGCATCAAAATCTATTCCTAAATTAGATCAAGCTTGCAACTTTTTATTTTTTGAATCTAATAAAGGATATAACTTTATTCACGTTGAACATTTATTAAAACTTGGTTTTTCTAATCCAATTGGACCTTATTATTACTATCCTTCAGGCATTCCAAATAAAGATGTTACAGACTTAATGTTTCGTGTAAATGCAATGGAAGTAGTATTTGCAAATGATACAATGAAAAACACTAATCTTGGTTACTATGCTAATCAATTGGTAGAGATTGACTTATATAATAAGAAAGTTGAGTATATAGCTTATGATCACATTGGTTCATTTTTAGATTATTTTCATACCAACGGAAATGAAAGTATTAGACCGTTTTTCTATGATGATATTACTAAGCGTGAACCATTATCATATATGAGAGTATATCCAAAGAATGAAAAGTTATTTCAAAAACCAGATTCAAAGTTTCCTCCAAATATTAATGAAAAGATGGGTGAAGTATTTGGCAATAGACATTCTAACTTACAAGACCTTACTAACTTAAAATTAGTACTAGAAATTCCAGGTCGTACAGATATGAAAATTGGTGATGTAATTCTATTTAAAATACCCATGATTTCAACGCGCTCAGTGGAAGATAGTTCTAAAGGACATTTAGATCCGTTATATAATGGAAGATACTTAGTAACGGCAATCAGACATAAAATAAGAGCTGGCGAACACATGATGACTATTGAAGTTATAAGTGATTCTTTATCTACATTACAAGAAGATCAAGTACTATGAAAAATGTTTACCCTCAATTTATTTGGTGGATCGGTGTAGTAGAGGATAGAGAAGATCCTGAAAAACTTGGTCGTTGCAGAGTTAGAATATATGGAATTCATACACCAGATAAGTCTGTTCTACCTACAGAAGACTTACCGTGGGCAATGCCAATTCAACCTAGTAATTATGGAGCAACTTCTGGAATTGGAGGTCCTCCTCTAGGAGCATTACCTGGAACATGGGTTGTAGGATTTTTCTTAGATGGCGAGGATATGCAGCAGCCTGCATTCTTCGGTACTATTTCTAGTAAGTTTACTGGTGTATTCTTTAAGACAGAAGAAAGTCCAGCTCCTACCGTTAATGTTAACGATGGAATTGTTAGAGATCCTAGTACTGGAGCTCCTGTACTCGATAAGGATGGAAATCCACAAAGAGTAGCAGTAAAAGAAATTCCAGGATGGGAATTAGGACAAACTTCAGAACGTTATGAGAGTGGAGGAAGAGGTCCTGGTGTAATTAATAATTATAATTCTGTTAATGATTTAGGTGGAGCTTCATACGGAATTTGGCAGATTGCTTCTTTCCTACCAACTATCATGCCTAATGGTAAATCAAGGGGTGATGCAAGTAACTCACCAATATTTCAATATTTAAAATCATCTGGTTATGCTGATAAGTTTAAAGGATTAACACCTGGAACAAGTGCATTTGATCAGGTATGGAAAGAACTAGCTGCAAATGATGGTGAAAGATTTAGGAAAAGTCAATATAGCTTCATTTATCGCACATATTATGTTCCTTTTACATCAACTTTAAAGAGAAAAAGTATTCTTGATATTGAAAATCATGGTCCAGGTGTAAAGGATCTTGCCTGGAGTACTGCAGTTCAGTATGGCGCAGGATCGACAAGTATATTTGAAATTCCACTAAAGAACTTAAAAGAAAAAGACGATAAGATGGTCATTAATCTTGTTTCTGATTATAAGAAAAAGACTGTAGAAACTTGGTTTAAATCTTCTAGCAGCCTTTGGCCAGGTCTTAGATCTAGATTCTCTAGCGAACAAACAGATTTACTAAAATTAGCTGATAGTGGTGCTAAGTAATGGATAATATTAATCAATCAGTATTAGATAGTTTAAAATTAGAGACACTGCGCTCTCTTAATAATTCTCCTCTAAGCACTGTTCCTCAGCCTGTTCTTAATAGTACACTAACCAATGTTCTAGCTCCTATTGCTAGCAAAATTGTTACAGATACAAATAGAACTCATACAAATACACTCAACACTCCACAAAGAACAATATTAGGAACCAATAATCCTTACGATCTAGTTAATAGTAACTTAAGCCAAACTCAGCTACAAAATAATCTTCTCACTGCATATCCTTCTTCTGCTATTAATAGTACAGCAGCTAGTTATAGTGCAATTATTGCTGGCAATTTATTATCTCAGCTTCCTCAAACATTTGCCCAAGGAATTGATAAAAATTCTATTCAAAGCACGATTAATAGAGCAATGCCAGGAATCATTAGTGATTCGATTAGCAAAGTAACCGGAAACTATGTAAATGGACTTTATGGTAGTTCGTTAAATTATAATTCAGTAGTAAGCGATTCAGTAATTGCTAGTGCCACATTACTTTCAAATCCCGTTGATACCCTCAAAGCAGTAGGATTAAGTTATGCTCAAGGATTAATTAACAAATACTTAGGTGTTAGTTCCTTATTTAATGTTAATAATAATGATAATAATGATAGATTAAGATCAGTCAGGCAAGGATTCATTGACCCTACTTCAACTTATCCTGAAGAAAACTATCAAGGTAAGAGTGAAGTAAATTTGCTTGCGCAGGGTGAACCTACTGTAATGATAAAGGATAAGGAATCAAATAGACCAGTAGTTCCACAAGCTGGTGGCGACACATGGCAAGTTCCAAGATCTGCTTTTAATGCGAAGTATCCTTATAATAAGGTTACACAAACTGAGCGTGGCCACATTATTGAGATAGATGATACTCCTGGTTCAGAACGTTTGCATGTTTATCATAGAAATGGAACGTATGTTGAAATTGATGCTTTTGGAACTATGGTTAAGAGAACAGTAGGATCTGATTATCAAATCATAGATAGAAATGGATTTATTTCTATAGCAGGAAAAGCAAGTGTTTCTGTTGGTGGATCAGTTAACATTTACGTAGGAGCTGATGCTCAAATTGAAGTAAAGGGTAAAACTAATATTACATGCCACAATGATATTGAAGCAAAGGCAGGAGGAAGATTAAAA